AAAAAAATACTATGATTTTTTAGCAATGATTTAGGATGATGCTAGCCATTTGTTGTAAGCAACTGTTTCAAGATGATCATTCATTATTGCAATGTCTGCGATTGAGATTGTACCATCAAGTAATGATTCATACTTTACCATTCCGTGTTCAACAGGTCTCAAGAGGTCCTCGTATTCGTAACTTGCCCATTCTCTTGAGGATTCTGACTGGGCGTACCTGATATTAACAGGTCGAATCCTGAGAAAAAAGGGGCTAGATACTCCATAAGAATTTCAAATATTATTCTCAGTAAAGTAATACCATCAATATCAGGAAATACAATTGTCTGAACAGTAGCAACATAAATGGGAACAAACTCATTGGCAGGGTTTCTACGATATACAGCGGGTAAGATACGCTTCATTACAGCATCCAAGTCCTCTTCTTTTACTTGGGCCAAGAGTTCAAATGCGTTAGGAGCATTAAGTTCTTTGCTACCTAAACCAATAAAGATCTCACTGGTCTTTCTACATACAAATAGTTGATCAAAAGCATTGAGCTTATTACAACTATAGGTCTGGTCATTTATTACAAAAGTTGAGGACATGGAACACCTATTAAAAGTTTATATAATTGAAGCAGCTAAAATTTCTGTAACTGTACCTACATCAAATTGCCATTCATTCATCGGACCTTCCTTGTCGTAGACAATTGTAGGTTGACGTTTGAACGCAACAGAGGTAGCAATAACATCATCACCTATTGCGCTGTTAATGTTGATTACATTCTGACCCCAAGTCTTGGCACTAAGCTTTTGAAGATTATACATTGCACTCAATAGAGCGTTAGTAGGACTTGTTTTTAAGAGTTTTACTGTAATCTGTGCAGAGTTGTCGGCATGTAAACTATGTTGAACATCACCGTTGGCACCTATTGCCATAGTGTTTTTATCAGCAGTCATAGTAATTGTAATACCACCTGCTTCTATACCGCTATTGAGTGGGAAGGCACCAGTGGGTCCAACAAACGTTGCGATTACATCCAAAAAGGAATAACTTGAACTTGACATAATAAATCCTTATCTGTTAAAGTTTAAAAGAATTGAAGCTGTTTGGACAGCACCAGCTAATTTAGCAGCCACTTGAAACACCACAGATTTACGAGCAGCTCTATCAGTAGGAGCCTGTGTGTCTACACTAGGTTGATATACGTAATAACCTGTAGTCAAATAATCACCATAGTTAAGGATACCGAAGCCAGCAGATTCCCATACACCTGGAGCTAATAGACCGTTATTAACAGCTTGGTTTAGGTTAAGTACAATCTGTCCTTTAATCTGACCATTACCTGGATCAGTTTGAGGAATCTTTGTTGGCGTGGTATACAACAAATTGAATACAGATATTTGTATAGAGATTGCTAGCCAATCACTGCCACTAATAATATCAATGTAATCGCCTGAGGCAACCACACCATTCTGAATGATTGTTGCATTATTAGAATAGGTAACAAAAACATTACAATTCTTAGCAATTAAAGCATTTAATTGGTTAACGTTAATTGTTTCAGCAATTACAGTTGGCTCTTGTTTGTACATCATTGTAATGACACTTTGATTGGCTTCATAGTTTACTGTGAGTAAACGAGCAGCAAATGAAAGTACGGCATAAGGATTAGTTGAAGAATATTGTAAGCAACTCCGCTTGTACTGTTCTTGGGCTAATAAGTAAGCAATGTCAGTGGTTGAAGTGGCTGATAATACACCGCCTTCTTGAGTAGTGTTAAAGTAAATGTGCTTGTTGCTTGAACCTTCAATCAGTAAAGCAATTGCTAATATATCAGAATCAGCGACACCTAGTTGAGTATAGCCGTAGTAAGATGTACCATAGTTAAGGTCAAATAAAGCAGCAGCAGATACAGCACTTTCAGCAGCAATACCAGCAACAGTATAGGCACCACTATCTAAGACACTTAAGCCTAACATGTTTGAAATGTCTGTGCCACTAACAGGAGAGGTCAAGAATGATACGGCACTAGATGGACCCGTTACACTAGATTCAATCGTAAATTGCTGATAACTACTATTCCAAAGTACGGTAGCAGATATAGAAGCAGTGGCTAAAGCTGCTTCAATTAGAGAAGCTACACCATTCAGGTTTGTAACAGTAGTAAAGTTTATTGGACCTATTGGAGTAACTGAACCACCATTGATTGCAATTTGAAAGGCACCATTAGAGATTGATGTCCAAGTAGCTACAAGTTGATTGGTAGGAGTAACAGGTGCTCCAATTAAAATACCTTGGGTAGCTGTCTTTGCCCATCTACCTATAGATAATGTAATTGGTTGAGGTGACTGAGCAAAGTAAGCTGCAGCAGCAAAGTATTCAGGAGCAGATGTACCAAAGTCTGTGATTACACCTGCTAATGTCGTATAGTTTCTGATACGTTCTTGAACGTTGATTACATCGGTGATACCTACAACTAACATGTTTGAAAGTGATTGGCTTTGTACACCAGCTATTCCTAGGTTAACATCTACTGTTACCAAAGTATTGGGTGATAAAACGGAATTGGTCATAAAAACTCCTAATTGGTGTGTAAGTTGTATGCTAATGATTCTATTGGATCTACTGGGTAAACAAAGGTCACTAATCTCTTAAATGTGAGTCTATAATTGGTAATCTTTTGCCACTTATTTTGAATCAAGATACTTGTGTTTCGTTGTTCACTGAAAGAGGTTAATGATATACCTCTTGAAGATAACGGTTGTCTATTCTGAGCTAAAGATAAACCAAACTTTAAACGTTGGGCAACGTTCCAGCGATTAGGTCCGTAAAAGGTACAGAGGTTAAGCACTCTTTGATTGTACGTGATTGATAATCTACCTTCTTCAAATGTTTGAAATGGTGTAGATGTCTCATCATCAAAAATTTCAATGCCCTGTGACATCCAATCAACTGTTGAAGCTGGCATAGGACCTGGTTCTGTTTGATTAAACTCTACAATAAGCTTAGGATCAAACGACAAGATTGAAGTGAATAGATTTTGAAATAATAGTACCAAATGTTGTGAATCTAATGGTTCAGATATAGGACTTAGGGTACCAAGTATAGTGGAATTAGGACTAGATGGTATAGTATAGGTAGGGTTACATATCATTGTTATGCTCCTGGTTGTACAACATAATCAGATAAGCTACATACCGCTCTACAATAACCAAAGGCTTCATAAGAATCTATGCCTTGTACAATGAATGATTCACCCATATAGATTATGATGTCAGGAGCAAAGGCCTCTGTTGAACCATTTAAGGGAGTGCGAGTAGTGACCTTTATTGACTTGATGTAGGTAGTAGCATCTGTAAACCTATTCAAATCACTAGCAGATGCCATGGTAACAACAGCCTCAATCTCTTCCACAAAGTTTTGAATAATGTTGTAGCCTTCGCAGTTTGTTGCTTGAGGTCTAATAACACGACTCACTATTTGAGTATTGTACTTTGTAAATACACGCTTCAAGTTTATCATTAGCTATTCCCATTTCCAACTTGATTTGTTGTCCACTTCGTAAGTAATGGCACGTCTTAACTGTCCAGTATCCAAGGGGCTTCTACGCTTCACTTCTTCTACCATCTTTTGTCCGAGTAATGCTAGGGCATCAATTACCTCTTTGTTAGGATCACTCTGTAGCTTGTACATTTTTTTCAAAGTGTCTCTAATTACAGATTGTTGTTGCTTAATTGCGGCCTTACAACCAGGAACAAGGAATGATGTGGTACCTTCTTTTGATACAAGGTAGCCCATCTCAAACATGTACCCTAATTTCTCGTTCGTCATTACATCTTCGTAGTAGAGAAGGTGTGCTTTAGTAAGACCATAAAACAATTCTTCCCTATAGTTTAGTGGACTATCTGGGTCTATACCAACACTAACAAAATGTTTATTTAGTGCTTTGTCCAACAACTTTAGTTTAATTTGATTCTCAGTCTTTTTAATTACTTTAGTGGCCATAACAAGACCTTGATGCTAAACTAGATAGGGGACCTGTACCTTTAATCTTTGCTATCTGAAAAAATTGTACACCATATTTTGAAGCATTAAAAGAGATGCCATCTTCGTTGGTAACTAGGCTAACGTCTAATGAGTAGGTTACACCATCAACTGTATTAGATGTGAGCAACCCTACCTGTGAGTCACAATCACCGTAAATTGTTAGGTAGTGAGCTGTCAATAAATTTACACCCAATAAATACATTGAGCCCCAACGGGAAGCATTTACTTGTGTGAGAGCTACATTGAACCATACGTCTAATAAGCCATCAGTGTATTGAGGTTTGTTAAACGTTGGGAACATTTGTAAAAACAGTGATGGTGTAGGAGTCATATCTACCCTCGTTTAGGATTAGGTCTCAATACAGGTCTAGTCTTTGTATGAGGTTGGTTTGTCACTACCTCTTCTAAAGAATAGGTTACAATAGGCACATCTAGAATTGTTTCAGAATCTAAAGAACTTTGGAACCCATCTTCAGCTTGTGGATAAAGAGTTTCAGTTTCCTCTTCTGTGTGAGTGCTTTGATCTCCAACCTCTTCATTAAACGAGCTTTTTGTCTCTTCATAAGGTATCTCTACGGTATGATGGATGACCCAAGAATCATCTTCATAATCAGAAGGAATGATGTCGCCTTTAATGTAGCTCACAATCTTCCTTTCTTTAGTTTGATGTTTAAAATTAAATTTGGCTACACGAGGCATACATATTCCTTAAAAAAGATGGGGGCATGATACCCCCATATGATGTTACACTTGACTTAAATAACCAACTGTACCTGGATAAACAATCTCAACACCGCCTAGGTTACCGTAGTAAGTGACAGCTTGACGCATACCTTGTACCCAGATAGGAGTAGAGATTAAAGGTGTATACTCGAACCGCACATAATCATATTCGTCCACATAGCCGACAACACGATTATAAGCTAAAGTATTACCATAACCTGTACCTGGGATAGAAGAGTTTAACCATTTACGTGGAACTAGTGTAACCTTACGACCCATAGAAGCTGCGATACTAGCAGTAGTTTCAAAGTAGTTACGAATAGACATTGCTATAGGAACACCTGTAATAACTAAGGGTATGTTAAGAATAGCCCATACGCTTGAAGGAATTAAGAAGCGGGTAGCTGGACTAGTGTAACCACTGTTGGCCCAAATGGCTTCGTCAAGTAAACGCAAGTCATTTAAAATTAAATCAGGAGCAGTAGAAGGACTAGATGCTAATAACGCAGCCCAACCACCTAATGTACTGTTTATGCTCTCTGTTACAGCCCAATCTTTTGTGTTACCGTCAGCAACAGAAGCATTAGCTATGCCAAACAAATTCTTTTTAGGATCACCTAAATAAGCTTGGTTATCAGCATCCAAGTTCCATGCTTTTTGAATAGCTTCTAGTTTATCAACATCAATAGGACGTTGAAGTTTAGCAGCTCTTGATAATTCAACAAAGGTCCAACTAGCAGACTTGCTCCAAATACCAGGAGCGTTGACTTGTTTAAAAATGTCAACAGCAATTTCAGGGCTATCTTGGCCTTCAAGACCTAACCAAGATTTAGTATTAAGACCTAGATTGTCAGTGGCACCGAAAGTAGAGTTGGTCCAACTAACAAACTCATCATCAATCGTAAAGCCAGTACGTGGTAACAAATCTTCTGAGAATGTTGTCCATGTTAAAGGCAAATGAAGTTTAGGATCTAATAATTCCAGTTCTGATTGTAAGAAGGCACCACTAGAATCTACGATAGGACGTGAAGCAAGAATAGATGGATCTGAATCTATAATTGAATGATATTTTCTTGTAAGACCTGTTCCACCACTTGGAATAGTAGATTGACTTACGACATTAATTTTTGGCATGAAAAAACTCCTTAATAGTAACGAACAGCGCCGAAGCCGGATGCATCAACACCACTTGAGGCCCAAGTAGCACCAGGAATAGCAAATGCGTCTGCACCTGCTACACCCTCAGCAAACGCACTTAGGGCGCCTACAGGGATAGCAGTTGCACCTGAACCATAAGCAACAATTTGTACATAAACTGGTTGACCTTCAACTGGAGGTTGAGCAGCAGCATTACAAACATAGACAGCAATTGTACCTTGACGTAGAATGTTTAAGGTATCTGTGGTGTTTGGTGCTTCAGGGAATGTAGCTGCACTGCCATAAGGCCAGTTAGTACTTGTTTGTGGATATGGTTTGATTAAGAAACCAGTGATAGGTGTAGCTGATGTATCAGTGCCTAAAACAGGTCTAAAGGTATTGGTAGCGTTGTCATATACAACAGGGTCACCGAATCTTGTAGGTGGTGTGGAGGCATTAGGTAAACCACTGTCAATCTCATGTGGGTTGTTAACGTTTAACAAGACACCTGGAAAGGCTCCACTGTATCTGCCTGCAATCACATCATAACGGAAGGTCATACTTTACTCCTTATAAAATTTAAAAATCATTTACGCGCATTGTCATAAGCAGCATAATGCTCGGCAAATGGATCAGTTTTGACTGGTTTAGAGTCAATTACTGTTTTGGTTAGTTTAGTATTGTTTGCTAAGCGTTTCAATGAGACTGCACTATTGAATACAATATCTAAAGCTTGTGGGTTCAGCTCTTCTAGTTTAGATGAGCCTAAAAGTGGAGCTAATGTTTTTGCGTCAGTGACAGCAAACTGTTTAAGGACACTCAACGTTTTGGATTTACCTGAGGGTTTGAAACCTGGAGTAAGAATCTCTACCTTGCTAATGAAACCTTTATCAGCAGAATCACCTACTGCGAATGAACCTTTTTCAGATTCTTCATCCTCATCAACAACAAGCTCTTCCTTGTCTTTTGCTTCAAGCGAATCTAAACGTTTGATGATTGACTGTAAGATTAGCTTGATATCATCTTCTTCCTTAATTTCATTCTCTTCTTCAGAGTCAATTACATCCTCTGGGTCCATATCGTCCTTTAGCTCTTCAGCAATTTTATCAGCAGCCTCATCAACAATACCCAACAATTTGAATAGTCCATCTTTAATATTTTTCTTGCTCATTTTTGACCTCTTTGGTTTTGAATCAATGATTGTAGCAACATCACCAGCCCTTGGGTTAGTGACCAATGCTAAATGATTACCTATGATATTTGTTTGCTCGACCAATCCATCTTCAATTACTTTGATTGCACTTCTATAACCACAGCTTAGTTTACGTATACCGTAGTCTAATACTTGTCTTATGGTCTGTGCATCAGTAATTAGCAAATCAGCTTTAATTAGATTACCTTCCTGTCTAGTATTTTGTACTATTCCCTTGGCGAATCTTGTCCAGTCAGTAGAGTCTACCATACCACCTTTGAGTGGAATGTCAGGATGACCGAATGTAATAGGTTTACCGTTAAATGAAGCAATTGATTCAGGTTTAAATACCTCTTCTCTTGCTCTAATCATTAGTACCCTACCATTCTCATCAGCAGGTAACCCTGATGCTGATGCTTCATTCTCATGATATTCTTGTGCACCGATTCTTGCTATGCAAGCATTCTCACACAATAAATAACCATCCAATGTCTGACTAATATTAGGACTCAATTCCGAGGTAATTAAGATACCACTGTCTGTGATAATGTCTGTCATTATACCCTCCTTTGAGATTAAATTATTATTCTCAAACTAAAATTTATGTAAAAATTTAAAACTAAAATTTTATGTGTAAATTTTAAAAGTAAATTTTATGTAAAATGTGTGGTAAAGCTAAAGATTCGTTTCTTTTGCTTTAATAACCTACGTTTCTCTGCTTCCTTAGCAGCATTAGCCATATCTAAGGAAGGAGGTGTAGTGTGAGATATACGTGATAGGTTAAGGAGTTCTTTAATCTTGATAGTTGTTGGGCGTGTTAATCCCAAAGGAGCTTGGCGTGAATGACCACGGTCAAGATATGATGCGTATTCCGCCTTGTTGAACAATTTTAGTGAATCATTAGACAGGTAAAGCGTCCAGCTAGATGCGAAGAATCCTGTGTCCACAGGGCTGATATCTATAGCGTAGTCTAGCAATTGACGAGCAACAGATTCCCATTTAGTAGCATCAACTTGTTTGGGCTTTATGAATACGATGCTCAATGTTCCCATAAATACCCCCTTACGATGTTGACCTGAGGGAATCAATAACATTATTCAAATCAACTTCGGTTAGTTTATCACTATTAGGCTTCTCTGTCTTGGATCTTAAAGCAATCTCATCTTCATCTAGACCCTTATATCTCCAGTAATCTTCTCTTGTAGACAAACCTTCACCTATTCTAATTGCCCAGTCAGAGTCTGTAATAATATCATCAGTTTCATTCAGGTTCCCAAACATTGAGGTGACTAGATGCTGCTGTTTCAATTCTTCTCTTGCTTCTTTGACAGTAATTAAACCACTCTCTTTTGCTTTGCTAATGGTATCGGTAATCTTGGCAGCTACCTCAGCCTTTTCCAAGTTATCTAGTGTGTATAGCGAATCAAAAGTAAAGGAAGCATCATCTGGTAATTTGTAGCCTAAGGTAGACATGCTAATGATATCTAATAGCTTCATGAAAGGCAATCGTAAATCATTCTCCCTTTCAGCTTCTAATGAACCGTGATAAATTTCAATATCACCTGAGTTTGATGCATTTAAACCTGAGGCTGTTCTACCAAACAATTTATCTTGAGGTATACCAGAAGCCCCTGCTAATTGTTCCTCTTGAATCTCAACCAAGTCACGTAAGCCAGTAAAGTTTATTGATGTAATTGCAGACAAATCATCATCGGCATCAATTACTGATATATCTTCTGAGGACTGGAGATCGCCCATTTGATTGACGTACCGCATAATGTCAGTCTCAGCATCTTCACCACCTGTTGCCAACAATTGTCTTAGGCCTTTAATCTTGAAGACCCTTAGGAAAGACTTGTTGCTTAATTGATCTAACAAAGCAGAGGTCATATCAAAACTTTTGATTCTAGAATGCAGGTTAACAATTACAGATTGACCCCAGAATTGTAGCTGTAATCTCATGAACCATGGAACTTGTATGCCGACAAACTTTATTACCCTACTATGATGAATGGTAAATGGAATGTTATTGACAAAGGAATCAAATACAGAGGTGTAATATTCAGGTTCATTTCTACCTGCCCCATCAGTAATCATTTGTGTTAAGGAAGGCATTACTTGCCATCTTGAGTATACAGTAAGTCCCTTAAATTGTTGAAGATCAATGGTATCAATGTCAAGTGGAGTAGCAGGGTCTTGACCGTCAATCATTATATATGCTAATGATCCACCGTAGAGTCTACCCCATTTAATTGCTTCTTGTATGCTTGACCACACACCTAAAGTAGTAATTGTTTTTTGAATCTTTTTTGACTCTAATGGATCAATACCATGAATAGTAATGCCTGCTCTACACATGTCCTTTGCAGGGATATCAATAATCTGTCTAGCAACCCAAGAACCTGAATAAATGTACTCTAGTTGTTGACGATTGTTTACCAGTGTATCCCATGTGTAAACACCTGTTGCTGTCAAATTTTCTGTGTTTAGTCCAATACGTGCCTTTAGATTATTATAGCCATCTCGTATAGCTTTTAATATGGAATGACTCTTTTGATTATCTACCGAGGGCTTTGAGTCCAATTGATTTTGCATGATTAGTTTCCTTAGGTTGATTACGACCTGTGAATGTTTGCCATTGTAAGGCACTAATGTTTGTGTCTGTGATGAAAGGTGTTAAGGCATACCTGAGTGAGTCTAGCCAGTGATTATGTTTATCTATAGGTACAGGTGTGAGTTGTTGAGTCTTAGGGTCACGCTTCCACTTGTAATTCTTTAGTTCCTCAATAACATTAGAGCAGGATTCATCCACATATATTCTTTTGAAGCTACGAATATATGTAATACCATCTTCAATAGAACCCGCATACTTTTTACAGGGGAGCGCATTGTATCCCATACGCTTTAAGAGGTTCATATTACCTGGATTGGCAGAATCACAGTAAGTAGCAAATCTATTGGAACCAGGGATTGGTTTCAAGTGTGCTGGGTAATCATCAATTTCAACATGATAACCACCTGCTTCCCTGTAGATGAATAGCTCATTAGTGTTATGGTCAATATAAATTTGTATGAAGGCGAATGGATCACTAGAATAACCCCAATCAAGTCCTTGGTACATTATACTTTGTTTCGGAGGATCTAGCTTAGCAATGACCCACTTACCACCAAAGATTTGTTCTTGACTATACTTTCTAGTTTTACCTGCCCATATATGTTCATATAATTCTGGATCATTCTCTAAACAATGTAAACGGAGTTCTTCCATCTCCTCTGTAAAGAAAGGATTATCCGAAAAGTTTAATTCAACATATAGCGTATTATTTCTGCTCTTTTTAAAGAAGGCCCTCATTATGGGATCATCTTCATTCTCTGGGTTGAGTGTAAAGATTACCTCACTCTGGGACTTTCTGATTGTAGGTAAGAGGAGTTCTAAGGTATTGGTAGAAGCTACTTGTGCCTCTTCAAACCAACATATTGAAATACCTTCCAATGATTTTAATGAACTAGGATTACGTGCTGCGCCCTTAAAGAATATTAGGCTACCATTAAAACATTGTATCTTGTTGTTGGTAATATTGAAATAGGGCTCAAGGTGAAAGAGTTCAATCAATGATGTGAATAAATTATAAACAGACTGTTCTATAGAAGCCTGAAACTCTCTAAGGCACAATACACGTTGTTTACTTTGCAAGCATTTTATTAGAATGTATATTGCTACAGACCAAGACTTACCTGAACCACGACCACCATACAAAATCTTGAAACGATATCTAAAAAAGAGTTGCTTAAGCTTAGCATGTAGCTGGACATTGACAATTGTCTTTGTTTGGTCTACTGGAATAGGATCATTATAGTGTTCGACAAACATTAGGCATCCGATCCGTCAGAGTTTATGAACCTAACGTTAAACTCAATAGGTACTGATCCTTTTTCTTCATTTGCAAACATACTCATTTTATCCAAAATAATCTGCGTGTGTTTACTGGAACCAGCCAGAGCGCATTCACCTGTCTTATGTAAAATTGCGGTCTTGTAATTGTTGTGAGCTAGCCTAATAATCTGTACGTAAGGCATGTTTTGTAAGGTAGATGCGCTACAATTAAACTGTGTTGCCAACCAACTCATAGGATAACCAAACTTGGCATAGTAAGCTAGCAGCTTCAAATCAATCTGTTGGTAAGAACTTGCTACCTTGTTATTGGCATCAAACTTGGACTTCTTCTTAGGTTGGTATTCACCTAGGTGGTTAATATCATGAGAATCGAACGAATCAAGAGATCGCAGGTATTTCTCACGTTCTTGGTCCTCCTTAAGGGCTCTGGCTACCTCTAGAGCCTTTTCCTTTTCAATCCTTTTTGCTTCGCGTTTGGCATCCACAACCTTACGTTCAGTTGAGTGGGTATTCTTTGATTCCTTTTGTACAAAATCAGGATCATGTGTTCTACGACTCTTCTTTTCTTTAATAGAAGGATGTCCTATAATAAGATCATTAGATGGCTTGGTCTTTACATTGGACATATCCTTTTTTGGGTTTGGTCTTAGTTTGCTCATTTTGTTTACCTTTAAGCTTTTACTTAAATTATATTTTTCAATCTGTAAGCTCAACCTCATAGTTTAATAGAGCTTTGTAGGCTCGTGGATCAAGTACATGTTTGTATAGGTCAGCTATATCTTTAATGTTTTGTTCTTTTATTGCTTTGTACCAATTATATGCCTTAATCTCAGTAGCAAAGCATTTTGATTTAACGCCTTCTATTGTAGAACATTTAGCTATATAAGGCCTCTTACAATTTCTATTAAATTTATATACACCAATCAAACATTCACCTCTATCAGCATCTCTTTTTGTTAGCAATGAATTGACCTGCGGTGGAAGTAGGACACAACGTCTTGGACTATACATTTTATTTTTCTTGAGTAAGAGGTCCTTATCTAACTGTATATCCCCAATGTCACTACCATATTGGTCTTCAAACCAATAACCGAAATCTTGTAGGCAATCAAAACTTTTATGGACATGGCAATCTTTATAGGTCGGGTGCTTTATCCATTCTTTAGGGTCGTAACACCTTTGGTGCATATGACTCCAAGTATTATAAACCTTTGGTGTTTCTTTATTAGAAAAAGATCCTTCACCTAGGTATCCAACTTCGCATATGGATCGGTAGTATAAATCTTTTACTAGACCTTTACGTAATTGGCCTGCTTCACACCTTGTTTCAAAATTCGTGTCTACAAACCTTACCCAAACCTCTATTGAACTTACATACCCTATTACCTTACACCAACCAGAATTTGTCTTAAATCTATCTCCGACTTTCATCATACATTGTCCCTAACAATATAATACCCATCAACATCGACAATGTATCCTTTCTCCAACCTAATTTTGAAATATGGGTCATCCTTGGGCCACAGTAGATGTAGAAAGCGTTTATCCACAGTAGATTCAACATATAGCTTATGGTTGTCTTTAGCACAGGACCAACGGATACCATCATCTTGAAAGTGCCTAATGATGGTTACTTCTATCAATAATAAGTTATTCATCTTTGTTCTCCAAATATTACTGTCCGACCAACTTGCTTTATCCTATAAGTATTACCGACCATTAAATTCAACTCTGTAATAATCTCCAGGTTCTTATCCTCAAAGGTCACAAGGCCACCATTAATAAAGCCCTCGATATAGTTGTAGCCATTTGGATATTTAATAAGGCGCGTGATTAGAATTTTCATTTAAGATCATCCAAGAAAAGGCTAGGCTTTTCAATTTGTTTGTTCATTAATTTTAACAAACCAATCTCCTTCTCTAAGGCACTTATCCTCAGAATTAATGCATCATACTCGTCAAGACTTAAGGTCTTTAAAGACCTCTGTGCTTCCCAGATAGGTTCATTAGGCTTAAGATGTAGGTTAATTAGGTCAACAGTTGCTTTGTCTGGCCTTTTAAAGTGATTATTCATAATTGGTTCCTAAGGTTATTAAAAGAAGCAATGATTGCTGCCATAGCACTAAAGGAACTCCAGAAAGCATAGTAAATGTCATCAGGAGTACCTTCGTGTATTTTTAAAAATACATGAGCAATTGCTGTTAATAAAATTGATTGTATTAAGTAGGTCATAGCTGTTCCTGGTCTTGTGTTATTCATATAATGTCCTGATTGGTGCATGTATTTAGGTTTAATTGTTTCATGGTATAAGGGACTTACTGTATGGACTAAAAGTGCTTGAGGTGCTTGAAATGCTTATGTTTTTGGGACAGATACTATCTATAACTTCTATATGTATTGTAGTAGTTATAGTTAATTATAGAGTTCAAAATACAAGCATTTCAAGCACCTCACGCACTAATCGTTATAAATCAAGTAGTTACATCATCATCATCACATATACAAAGATGCGTGAGTTAATTGTGAATTTTGAAGCCTACACGCCATGTTTTTGCTTTGCTGTTGTATTTAAAGCCATGTTCTTCTAGATACTGTTTACATATTGAAAGGTCCTTATGACTCTTTATCATACATTGTCCTCCCTTAAGAAAAGGCTAGGCTTTTCTAAAAGCAAATTCTCTAGTTCAGGTACTCTTAGCCTATTGCTAAGACAATGAGTAAATTGTTTCATCATAGGCCATCGTCTAATCATTGCTTCTTTTATTCGTTTTGAAACAACCACATAATAAACTTTGGTCTTTGAATCACTGACTCTACAGTTTAAACGCATTAACAATTGGCATTGGAGATTAACATTACGGTCATACCAAGGACTATAGTGCTTCTTTTTGTACAATTCTTTTTGAATTAGGTTATTAATGTTGTCTAGGTTGTAAGCATTTATGGATATAAGACTAGTAGCATCTGTAAGGTCATTACGTCCATGTAGATAGCAAGACTCAAGCTTGGCATCTAATACCACATATTCTTGTAGCTCATCATCTTCTTTTGAATTTAAGATTAATGTCTGATTACCGTCTCTCTTTGTCTCTTTTTTGTTTAGAATGACTAGCGTTTCATCATCAAATTGTTTGCACTCTAATAGAGATTGTGCGATAGCAGGACCTTTAATCGGTTTATCATCAAGTAAGTAGGTGAGCTGTTCATTTTGCGTGAGGCTATAATCTTCAAACAAATGACTTAAATGTACTTTTGACAGCCGATGATCAAGAGAGCGTGTCCACTCAAACTGATTGGTAATGTCCTTGAGGTTAAAGAATAGGCTTAGGTGACAATACAATTGAGTTGTCTTGAAGAAGGCACTAAATACAGTAAGGCTCTTACACTTTAAAGTAGAAGGGTTCCAAAAAGAAGCAAATATATACTCCTGTCTCTTTTTTGTCTTGTAAGCAAGCACAAACTCACCGTCAAGTACGCGTTTCAAAATCTCTTTTGTGCTTGACGTATCTGCACTATTAGTTGAATCTACCTTCTTTAAATATTCCTGAATCTTTTTCTTGCTTTTTATAGTCAACTGTTTACAACTTGAACCATCAATCGGCTTCCAAGTTAAGGCAGTCTTGAATATACCTTGATCAGATATTGAATGTTTCAAACGAAAATTCTTTGAGGTCCATATATGAGAGTCAAATGTTTCATCTACATATATGTGATAGTCATGTAAAAGGCTTAGGTTAATCTGTTTGAATAGTGCGTGTGTAACAAATATTAAGTGTTCATCGTCTGCAATTGCTTTGTATAATTGGCCTTCTTTGTCACTACCATTAGAAATGTGGATATAATGTCCTTTAACCTTTTTTACTTCTTGACGAATAAGTGCGTGAGTAGGCATTACAACAATTGATCTCTCTCTATCTATAGAATAATCTGCGTTAATAATCTCAAGCAGCTTTGTTGTTTTACCTAGACCAGGATCAGGTGTAACATAATGAACGGTAAGCTTTTTTGTCCTGAAGTAGTACACATTGTTGTTATAGAATGAACGAATCTTATCTAAGTAAAATGTTGCTTGAGTATCATGCTTATTTGCTAGTGGATCTTTACAAGGACCAGTTAAACCCAACTTTAAAGCTTCTCTTATTGTATGAGGTCCATGGTCTCTAAAATGTATAATTGTATCCAGTTCCAATAACTGATAATCATTTTGTCTATTCTTTTTTACAATCTTTTCTGCTTCATTTTCACTGTAACCTAACTTAAAGTACGTCAACTTTTGTCTATGATCATATTCCATACGTGCTTCAGGTAAGAAGGTTCGTTCAGCATTAGATAATAAACGTTTCTTTAAGGTATCTACAACGTTAAGGTCAACCAATTTATGCTTAAAAGTAGAAGTATCCAAATATTGCCCTTCAATTAAAGCATGTTCAGGTTCTCTATATTTTATAGGATAATCAGGGGCTACTACAGGTACCAAGAATTCTATGCGTTCTGGGCTATATACAGAGGAGTCAAAAATTGTACGATACATTGGTCTACCAGTTACATCAGGTTTAATGTAACCATAGCCTTCTTGATAGCAATACAAGTCCAATAGAAGACCGAATCGTCTAAAATCGGATACATTATGAACAGGAAAATACATGTGAAATGATAAAGATCCATTAAAAGAGGAACTAGAGGCCCTCCAACAATAAGCAGTATCTCTAGGGACACCAAACTTATATAAGACATTCATAACGCTTTTTGGAGTCCATTCATAAATTTCATAGTCAGGACTAGAATCGTAATCTAACATCCCTATACCTGGACCATTAAAGTAGCTAAAATGCTTCTTGGTCCTAGCTATATGGGTCGCATCTTCTTTTGCTTGTGTTGTGATTGCTATTGAATCATGTTTAGTGGTGCCATAAGCAAATGAATCTCTGCATGTAGAGGCAACTAAACGATGATAGAAGGATTTAAATTCACAGCTCACTTTGTGAGCGTTGCCTTCAAATAATAAATGAGGTTCTGATTGTGGTTGGTTGTCTTTGACAAAGAAACTCTTACCTTGATAGTAAGGGCTAGTGAAATGGGTATATGTAATCATAGAGGTCACCTATGTTAGGGGTCTAAGGGATACGTAGCAGGAGGAGACCAATCCTCTTTTCAGGAGCAAGCTTAGCTACGTATAAATTCTTTTTACAGTAATTAGTTTAAAACACAAAAGCAGCTGAGTCATACGTTAACCTACTGTCTCTCTAAATAGGTTATAGTAAGAACAAGAGATTAACATGTTACTCAGCTGCTTTTTAGTCAACAACAACTAACAACACTGCTTGGTTTTGTCACGAAGTGACAGTTTGATTGCGTTTTTTAGCATTCATCCAACCATAATTCAGGTTCGTATAACTTTGTTTGACAAACACAAACATAGGGTACTTCCAGTTTCTTTAGTAATTTAAGGGTCCATTCATCGTGAGCATACAGCGTTCGATAAGCTGCATTAAATACAAATGAATGGTTGATAGGTACTCCCTTATAATGCTTACCAACCTGATTGAAATAGGCCATATGCGTACATGATTTGGCCTGTACTTCCCAACCATTAGGTAGCTGTTCTTTAAGGAATTTGAGGGCTAAACACATGTTTCTTGTCCAACCATTTAATTGAAGCTGTTCTCTTTTTGTCATAATGGCTCCTTAATGTAATAAGCTTAAATTAGTATTATCATGATTTTTGATAGTGTAAATGATAATTTAATAAAACAAACATAATTGGAACAATAAATGACTATAGAATATTATACTAAAGGGCAACGCTTCGAGACAAACAATTGTGGAGAGGTAGAGATTATTAGTTATAAAGGACATAGATGTATTGGCATTCGGTTTCTAAACACAGGCTACGAGACTGTGATTAATGCCTCTATGCTTAGAAAGGGCTCTATATTAGATCCTTATACAAGGACTACTTATTCATTGGGTTACTTGGGTGAAGGTGAGTACAGTATCAAAGATAACATGGACTGTTATAGTGTGTGGGTTGGCATGTTTCAACGGAGTTATGCCCTACATTTACCCGGAGTAGCTATGGGGTTGAGAGTGCATAAAAGCTTTCATTGCTTCCAATCGTTTAGTAGTTGGTATTACACGCAGATCGGGATTGACTGTAAGGGATGGCAGCTTACACGATTCGTAAAGAGTGAGGACAACCAAGTCTTTGGTCCTTCTCATTGTGCGTTTGTTCCAAAATCAATCAACTTGATTCTACAACCTCAGAAGGAATGTGTATGGTTAGGAACAAGAGTGAAGAAGGAGAAATGGACGGCTAGGTATTTACAAACCACTAAAACATTTGAAACTCAAAGAGATGCAATCAAATGGAGGGCAAAGATGGTGAAGCAACATGCTAAAGATTTGATTACAAAGTATGGTGATGAGTTGGATGAGAGAGTGATAGAGAGGATGGAGAAAAAGTTTCGGTTAAAAGGTGATTAGTGAGATGTGCGTCACACTTTATATTAGATATAGACTTGACATTGTAAAAGAATCGTGTATAATAGACTCAGCAGCAAAAAAACGTAAACACTAATCCCTAAAGGAATAAACAATGAACATAAACATATACCCATTACTAACTCTATTACCATTACTAATAAGCCTCGGAGGTTCTGTAATCAATAGCACCCGTGTGCTACGAGCCTTAAAGGAATCGCAGCATAACAACCCTTATGAAGTACTATCACTACTGTATTTGTCAACTATAAGTTTACTATTAAGGTCTTAGTTTAAGCTTAGTGATGTACATATTCAGTACTTTAAACGATTGAATCGTGTATAATAGAACTCAGCAAACAAGAGTAACATAAACACTAAAGTTTTAGCCTTCCTAAAGGGCAACTCAAAGGCCATGAAATAAAGTAGTAGTGGCCTTCTTTTTTAAACAAATGGACAAACAATGAACGCACTTATTACAACCAATACAACACTCATACCTACAATAAGTAGCAGAGAGATTGCTGAATTGACTGGAAAATTACATAAAAACGTATGTGCTGATATACGTAGAATCTTTGAGGAGTGTGAGATTGACGCGCTAAGATTTCAGCTCGTCTATAAAGGCAATAACGGTCAAGATAGACCTTACTACGCATTACCTAGACGTGAATGTGATCTAATAATGACCAGTTATAGCGCAAAGTATCGTTTAAAGATTATTGATCGTTGGATTGAACTCGAAGCCAAAGAAGTGAACAGTACTCCACGTACCTTCGTTGAGGCAATGAAAGTGGCAACTCAAGCATTAATTGATGCAGAACAAAAGCAATTGCAGATTGAGAATTTGAATGAGGTAATTAAAAAGGATGAGCCTAAAGTAAAGTTTGCAGAGATGGTGGCGGACAGTGAAGATTGTTGTACTATTGAAGAGTTTGCAAAGGCAATTGGAGTTAGTAGAAACAAGCTATTTGAATGGCTACGTAATGAATACTATTTGTGTAGAAAAGGTAAGTACAATTTACCTTATCAAGAGTATTTAAAAAAGGAATGGTTCAAAGTAAATGAATATACCTTTGTAGACTACTATGGTGAACCGCGTATAGGTTATCAAACATTGATTACCACACTTGGTCAAATTAAGATTAGCCGTATTTTTAGACAAGAGGAATACAAATGAACATCCGAACAAAAATGAACAAAAAA